ACCTCTTCAAGCGTCAATCCGAGGCTTCGGAGTGTGTCGGTTAAGTCCCATGTGTAGCAGTATTCGTGATTGCTTAACTCATAAGAAAACATCTGATAGAGATAATCGTCATTTTTCCGGGCTTCGTTTTCTTCGGCGCGGAATTTGGCAAACATTACCCCCAGAGCGTCACCGTCTGATTTACGGATAAACCCGCCGCCGCCAACACTACAAATCAATTTAGTGTCGGTTGTTTCAAGTCCGAGTTTTTTCATCCCTTCCGCAAATTGCTTGTTGCTGAAGGCGAACATCATTGGGAACGCCTCAAGCTCCTCCCGGTGCCTGTTTTTCATCTGCAAATAAGTTTCCATGATTCCCTCATTTCTCCCCGTAGCCGATAGGTCAGCAAGGTGTTTAGTTAGTATTGCACTACAATCTCATTTTTTTCATTAGCGTCTAATCTTGCCGATATCCCAGACCGGAAACGGGTAAACGTAACCATGTCAAGTTTCCAGTTAGCCTGTGCGATCAAATCCATTATTAATCGGTAAGGGTTTGGCTCATTAAAATTATTACGTTGTGTAATTTTATCGCCCTTGATTGTTGTGATTTGCAGCATTGTCGTTCCCCTTTCGTGTGTTTATTTGCCTTATATAGAGCAATATCAATGCCAATTCATTAAATCAATCAAAATAAATTATTTAATCAAGTAAATCAATTACATATAAGCGATAGTGATTTATTGGCAAAAATAAACAAAACCGCTAAAATAGCACAAAAATGAACCGTGATTATAGGCAAACAGGGAATAACGTTTTTAATATCAATAAGTTAATGCATGTTACATAAATGTACAGCAAATGCTCAAAATAGACAAATATGTTCCATCGCTATCCACAGGCAGGGGCAAAATGGACACATATGCGAGTGTGTAAAATTTACCACAAATGTGGCAAAATACCCTTCCCTTATACAAGATGTTGTGCATATAATAGGGCAAACTACAAGATACAGTGCAGGAGGGACAAAAAATGAGGCTATTAAATCAACTATGGAAACCCAGGAACGAGCGCAAGAAACCCCGGAAATCACCCAGGAAACCGCCGGATGATGAGATTTGCAAGGATTGCATCAATCATAAAGTATGCAAAGGATTTTGCCCTCCGCTGATATGGATCAACGGACGGCAGGAAACAAAAGAATTGATACCAGACAAGCCAATCTCTATCAACCCAGAACAAATAGAATATAATGATAAGCTCTACGAGCTGATGGTTGACAAGGAAACAACTGATATGGATCGTCTAGAATTAATCCGCAGCCTCAAGGATTATAGAATAAGGATAATCGCCGCCGGTGTTCTGGCGAATGTCCCACAGAAACAAATCGCACAAATCGCGCATATTTCCCAGGGGCGCATATCCCGGTTATATCGAGCAGTTAAGCACTGACAAGGTAATAATTCGGACATATATATATAGATAAACTACCGCCCCGTGCCGCGCGCGGGAACGAGCGCAAGCGAGTGAAGCAAAGCGAGGAAACAACCCAGAACCACCAAAGAACAATAGAACCACCAGAACCACCCGAATCACCGTGCCGAGTCTCACACTCCACGGCAAGGGCCACACGGCAACGAGCCGACAACAAACCGGGCCCTTCGAGAACGACAGCCCAGGCTGACAACATACCACTAACACATCGGGCGATAGCCCGGCCCCCGGCAGGGGAAAACGAGCAAAATGACACAACCCATCACACCGGCCACCGATCAAACTCACGATATAGCCCATCCTGAGAAGCCGGAAATGGGGAAAACAGAGCAAAAACATGGTAAACAACCAAAAAGCACCACCAAGTCACCGCAAAACCTCCGGCCAAGATCAGCAAGGGCAAACAAAATAATCGAGTTAAAAGAGACAAACCCGGCGCTCACAGTCCGGGAAATAGCAACCCTGACAAACTGCGATCATTCCAACGTAGTGCGAGTCCTGCAAAGATACGGCATAGTAGCCAAAGAAGTCAAGGAGTTTAAGGATCACAGGGCAGAGGTGTTAGCTGGATTACAACATAAGTTAATTCAATCCATCACCGCCGATGATATTAAAAAGGCTCCGTTAGGTAGCAGAATCCTGGCCGCGGCTCAATTATACGACAAAGAGAGGCTGGAAACAGGCAAATCAACCGGCAATCTGGCCATGATAACCTTCCAGATGCCGACCCCCGATCCAGTGCCGGATGAGTTCAAAGTGGAGGGATCGGCCATTGACGTGCTACCGGCGAGCGTTGATGAGGCTAAATAAGCGGGTAATAAGTATCCAAGTCATAGATAATAATGATCCTGATTTTATCATCCACCATAATATCAGGTAGTTAAGATAGGTAAGTTTTGGGAATAAGATATATTATGTAAACATGAAAAACAGTGGTGGAGCAAGAGGGTCGAAAAACTATATGTCAATGGAGGCATAGTGGGTTGATGGCATGGCAGACGTGGGGCAGCAGGGAGACATCCTGAGCGCGGCCAACGGACTTCCGGATCGCCCAGAAAAAGGCTTCCCCCCTCAGACAGAAAAAACGGGGGTATCAGAATCCTATATATCATACCCCCTCCCTACATTTTCCAAAATAAAAGGTTTTTATGGGTAAGTTCAACACAGGCACAGGGATAAAAGACGGGAAGTTGGTTGACGCTTATATACCGCATCCCAAGCAGGTGTTGTTTCATAAGACGTTTGCCAACGAGGTTCTCTTTGGCGGGTCTGCCGGGCCGGGCAAGAGCAGGGCGTTGAGGGCCGAGGCTCTTCGGTGGGCCTGCACGATACCGGGATTACAGATATATTTGTTTCGGCGGACGTTTCCCGAATTGGAGAAGAATCATATCATTCCTTCACAGATGGAGTTTCCGAAGGATTTGGGTGAGTATAAGAGTCAGGCGCGGCGGTGGGAGTTTTTCAACGGTTCGATGTTGCATTTCTGTCATTGCCAGTATGAGCAGGATGTTTTTCAGTATCAGGGTGCGGAGATACACCTTCTTTTGATTGACGAACTGACTACGTTCACGAAGTTTCAATATGATTATTTAAGAGGTCGTGTCCGATGCACACTTCCGGTTCCAGAGAAGTTTAAGCACAAGGTTCCTGGGATTTACTGTGCTTCTAACCCTGGAGGTGTAGGGCATACGTTTTGCCGGGCCAGATGGGTTGATTACGCCCGTCCGATGGAAGTGAAGCGAGCGCCGGTTTTAGAAGGCGGAATGTTGAGGCAGTATATTCCTGCCTTGCTGGAAGATAACCCCACTTTGACCTCTACCGACCCCGGATACCGATCTAGGTTGGAGGCGTTGCCTGAACCTTACAGAACGGCTTATTTGAAGGGCGATTGGGATATATTTATCGGGCAGGCGTTTGATTTCTATTACGACTACCACGTTGTTAAAGACCATCCTGTGCCGTCTGGTGCGCCTGTTTATATGACGTTTGACTGGGGCTTTGGAGCGCCGTTTTCCGTGGGCTGGTGGTATGTGGATCAGGACGGAAGGCTTATCCGATTCAGTGAGTGGTACGGATGGGACGGAAATCAGAATAAGGGCTTGAGACTGACCGATATTGAAGTCGCTGACGGGATTAACACAAGAGAACAGGCGATGGGTGTCTTGAATGTAGTCCAGAGGATTGCTGGCCCAGACTGTTTTCAGAAGAAACCGGATTACCGAGGTGGAGGGCAGGGGCCATCTACGGCAGAGATTTTTTCCAATAGGAACTTATTTCTGACTGCCGGTGACGCCAATAGGAAGTTGAAGATTCGCCAGTTCAGAAATCGGTTGATGGTTCCCAAAGACGATAAGGGGAATGTTGTTGGAAGACCCATGTTGCAGGTGTTTGAGTCCTGCACGCAATTCATCCGCACGATACCCGCTATTTCCGCGATGCCTAGCAATCCAGAGGATATTGATACAACGGGCGAAGACCATATTTATGATGAATGTTGCCATATATGTATGGCACGGCCAATGAACTTTGACGATACGAAACTTGTTTTAAAGCCCCTTTCCACCATCCTGATTGATTCGCTTTCCAAGAAGCAGCCGGACGAGGAATTTGGGGAGTATGTCGCGTCGGAAGTGGACGCTTACGAGAAAGCTATGGGATTCGGCCATAGGGAAATGGAGCTGATTTATGACCGGGTGTGAAATTTACGCCTTAATAGGTGCGCTGTTCGCCGGAGGTTTTATCTGGTTTGGCTTTCGCTTGGGACGCATGACGACTAAGCCCGTATCGGACAAGCAGTTTGATGTAG